TTTGGCCAGCCGCACAGCCCAAAGAAGTCGGTCATGCTCACCGGCGACGACCTGACGGCCGACGACCTCAGCGTACAGGGCATCAGCGTCGACGAGGTCCTGCACTCGATGAACATCCTGCCAGCAGCGCCACAGGAGCACGTTCCTGCCGCGCCAAGGCCCCAGCCCACCCCTACCCCTATGGCCCCCGGTCTGGACGACTACAGCCGGTCCATCAATGCCATTCAGCACCTCGACCCTGACATCACGCACGACGAATGGGTGATGGTCGGCATGGCCTTGAAGGACGGCCTGCAGGAGCAGGGATACCAGATCTGGCTGGACTGGTCAAAAAAAGGATCAAAGTTCACCTCGGAGCAAGAGTGCGAGCAGAAGTGGCGCAGCTTCAAGAAATCAGGGGTGAAGATCAACACGCTGTTCGGCATGGCCCAGAGGGCTGGCTGGCAGAACCCGCGCAAGGGACTGCCAAAGCAAAAGCCATCTGCCTATCAGGAGTTCGAGCCCTACATCACCAACCCGGGTATTGACCCTGACACAGGGGAAATCCTAGAACCACCACCGCCACAACTCCCAAATGGCTGGCCGGAGCTTGAATACAGCCTTGGCAAGCTACCGGCCATTGACTACCTCATCGAAGGCTTCCTCGCCCACTCCTTTGGCGTCTTTGCTGGCCAGCCGGGGGTCGGCAAGACCACAGCGGTGATCTCCCTTGCCCTCATAGTTGCCGGGTTCAACATCCCGGGCTCTGACTGCACCGCCAAGTCCAGACGCAAGGTGATCTACGTCTCCGAAGACTCAGCACAAATTGTCCGCAGCCTGTACGGCTACTGCAAGATATTCAACTTCGACCCACATGAAATCTCACAATGGTTGATCCTGATTGACTCGAAACGCAGCGACGTTGACGAGGTCCTGCAACTGGCGCACAACGTAATACGCCACACATTAAATAATGAACGCCCATGGCTAATTATAGATACCGCAAATGCAACTCTGGATATTGAAAACGAAAACGACAATTCCGAGGTGGGTAAATATATTGCAGCGCTCAAGCAACTGATTTACACGAAACTGCACACCCCAATAACCATCGTCACGCACACTTCAAAAACATCAGGGCGTGGCGACGACGCGGCCCTTGCGCGCGGCGCGTCGGCGTTCACCGGCGACGCGACTCTTACCGGGGCCATCTTCCTAGACCAAGACGAAGAGCGCTATTTCAGGCTCACCAAGCACCGCTACGAGCCGGAATTCAAAGAGGTGAGGTTTGACACCCAGTTCCATGAGGCCACGGTCCTTGACCGGCACGGCGACCCCCAGTCCCAGCGCTGCATTGTCGTGACCCCAATTTCATCATCCCAGACGGCCCGCCAAGTAGCACGGGAAGAGGCCCAGAGCGCTGAGCAGCAGGCCCGCGTGACCGACGTGCTGGACCGGGTCACCCTTTACGTGCGGAACCTGATCAACACCACGCCGCAGGGCGTCTGCATGCGCAAGGGCAGGCTGCCAAAGAACCCGCCGGTGGCCATGGCGGGCATGCACCGGCTGGCGCTGGATGAAATACGCGGGGCGGTTGAGGGCGCGTCTTCGAACGACGTGCGCGGTCGGCTGGTCTGGAAAATCATCCACGAGTTTGCGCCCTCGGCCGAGAACGCCGACAACCTGTGGGTGCGTCTGGCTTAAGGGTGCGGTCTTGAATGTGTTGAATGTGTTGAATGTGTTTAGACTGTGTTGCACAGTCAACACATTCAAGAAAAGGCAGGGTCGGAGCGGTGCAGTGCGCGCTATAAAGCGCACTGCACGTCCACCATTCGGTCGAGTTATCCACAGGTTGTAAGGTTTTGGTGGGCTTGACTGTGTTGAATGTGTTGAGTGTGTTTTCCCTATAGTCAACACATTCAAGACGACACATTCAAGAGAGATGGAGTTGCTTAAAAAAGAGGCAGTTGAATATGACAGAAAACTTACAGAAGGTTGGTGGTGGCGAGCATGTGGTCCTTGAGAAGTTGCGCGCCGATTTTGGGGGGGCTTGGCTCCGTGCAGGTGAGGACCCCGACGAGCGGGTTAAGTGCGTGGATTGTGCGCACCGGATGACCGTCGAGGCGACGCTCAAGTTCACCTCGGCGGACTTCGAGAAGGTGCGAAAGAGCAACCGGTTTCAATGGATGTACCCGGTGGCCAAGATCGCCCGGGGGGGGGTAACGGTGCCGTACCAGAACAGCTACTGCGCCAAGACCAAGCTGGATCCGATCCCGATCCCGCACCGGTGCGAACTGTTCAAGGCCAAGGCCAAATGCACGGAAGAGGCGCTAAACTGGATGGATGACGACGACACCCCAGCGCCAGCAGCGCCAAAGCAAGGAACACCAAGAGCAGGTCAAGCTGGTGATGTGGCTGCGCGCGTTCCGCCCCGACGTAATGCTGGCGGCGATACCGAATGGTGGCTATAGGAAGGCCGCTGAGGCCATCAGGCTGAAAAGTGAGGGGGTGGTAGCTGGAATGCCAGATCTCATGATATTGGAGCCCTCCCGTGCGTTCTGTGGCCTTTTTATTGAAATGAAAACTGAAGAGGGAGTTGTCAGCCCGGAGCAGCACAATATTCACGCTCAGTTGATGGCGCGTGGATATGCGGTGCACACCTGCAGGTCATACGAGTCGGCTAAAAAAATAATACTGGAATACTTGAGCACAAAAAAATAAACCCGCCGAGGCGGGTTTATTTATTGGCCGGTGCAGATCACCAGAAATAGAAGTACACGACAAACGGCCATCCAATCAGCGCGGCGATCAACACCGCACCGGCCAAGTCGTTCAGGAACTGTTTCATGGCCGCGCTCCTTACAGGCTGGTGGTCTTGACCGAGAACCGGGCAGAGACCTTGGTGTGGCGCAGCAGGTCGGACTCGACAGGCTGCAGGCCCAGCAACTCCTTGGCGCGCAGCGCGCCCTCGGGAGTGGCCGGGTCGATTCCGGTCCAGCGCACCACCGTGTCGGCCAGCACCGCCACGTCGTTGACCGACTTGACGTTGGCCTCGATCACGGTGGCCTTGAACAGCGAGCCAATGAACACTTTGTCGCCACCGGCCGTGGCCTCGTCCTTCATGGCGTCCTTGATGGCGTCGGCGGCCTTGGTGAGCTTGGCGATCTGCGCCAGCAGGTTGCCCAGTTGATCTGCAGGGCTCAGGGTGTCGATCGATTGGATCATGTCGTTTTCTCCAGTTTCAGGTTTCAGGTTTAAGGGTTGTGTCGTGATGACGGGGACGATTCTAGCACAGTTTCCGGCAACTTCACGATCGTCCACCAGAGCACCTTCGGGGTCCTGATGTAGCGTTGGGTTGGGTGCTTTGACCATATCACGCCGATCGGGAACATGGGCGGACGCAGGCCAATGGAGTACAGGCGGCCGTCCGGCGGCACCGGGGTGTATACGGCCCGGCGCTCGTAACTCAAGATTGCGCGCTGCACCGGCACGCCGAGCGTGCGCTTGAGGGCCGTCTTGGGGCTCAGGACCGGTCCCATGCGCATGGTGCACTGTTCGGTGTTGCGGCACAGCAGCACGCCACCGCCACAGTCCAGCACGGCCGTGGCCGCATGGTGCGCCACCGCGCACGCGTGGCAGACGTACCTCACGGCTTCGACCTCACGACCGCCAGCACCTCCTCGATCATGCCGACGGCCGCCGGGTTGCGCGCGCCGACGTTCCAGTCGGTAATGTCCTGCACCGGGGTGCCGTGCTCCGGGCCGCAGTAATTGACGCCGTTCTTCCAGTTGTAGATGGCCGCCACGGTGCCGTCCTCGAACTGGATGTCCCACTCGGCGTCGGATTTGTAATCGTCGAACTGGGGCGCGACGCGGCCGAACGCGGCCACCAGTTCGTTGTAGGTGGCCGTCAGGTAGCCCTGCAGGCTTGTGCCTTCGAGGTCGATCTCAGATTGGTTGTGGGTGATGTATTTCATGCTGTCGCTCCTTGCAGTTGAGGGGGGTTGATGGGGGCTTGGCCAAGCTTGGCCAGCGCGGCTTGGCGCTCGCGCAAGGCGTCGATTTCGGCCCAGAGCTTGACGTAATACTCGTCGTCGGTGCTCAGGTCCTTGTGCAGCGCCAGCGTGTCGTGGCAGTCGTTCAGGGCCCGGCGGCAGGTGTACCAGTCGTACGCCCGGACCTTGTGGGTCATCAGGCCGTGCCACTGGCTGTAGGTGAGTCCTGTCATGGTGGTGTGCTCCAGTGACGGGGGCCGAGGCCCCCGGGTTGATTAAAGGTATGCGTGCTCGTGCTTGGCGACGAACTCGTCGACGCCCTGCTGGGACTTGGCCTGAGCCAGAGTGTCGGCCAGCACCCAGAGGGCCTTGTTGAGCTTGACGTTCTCGTTCACGCCGCCGACCTCGCGGGTGGTCATGCGGCGGCCGGTCTTGGCGCGCCCGGGCATGCCGCCCATCACGAGGTTTTCTTGCACTCGATTGAAGGTCGTCCACAGGTCGTCTTTGAAGTCCTCATGGCGGCGCGCGCCCAGCGCACGGTTGGCCGTCACCGGTGCGTCGTCGCCCCAGCGCAACTGCAGCGCAGCGCGTCCAAAGGCCAGCACCTCGGGTTGGCTGAGCTTCAGGGCCTTGTACTCGCTGATGCGCTCCATGACCTGCTCAGAGGCGTCTACGACGCGCCATGAGGCGTCAATGACGTCGTCGACCACGTTGCCGGTGTGGCGCACGCGGATGTCGTCGTGTACGTTCCCGGCGATCAGGCCGTTGGAGCAGACCATGCGGAACACTCCGGACATGATCTGGTAGCTGCTGGTGCCGTCGTGGCTGTTGACCAGCACGATCTCAGGCACCTCGCCCTTGGCCTCGATCGCAGAGGCGTGGCGCAGGCGCACGAGGTGCTTGGTGTGCTCACGCTTGCCAGCGTCGCGCACGCGGGTCTGACGCACCTCGAAGGGCTGGAAGCCCTCGCTGCGCAGGCCGTCGATCACCTGCAGGGTGGGGATGAACGCGTAGCGCTCGCCACGGCTCTCATGCGCCTCGGAGGCCAGCACGCTGGGGGCGTAGCGGGCGATCTGGTCGTTGCTGAGGGCGTGGTTGGAGCGGAACACGGTCTGGTTAGAAGAGCGGCCGAATGCGTACATGATGAAGTCCTTTTTTCGTTTACAGGTTTAAGGGTTTGGCGAGAGGGATTCCCACCGCACAGCCCAGCACGCCGGGCTGTACGTCGGGTCATCAGCCGACCAGCTTGGGGCGCTGGATGACCGTCTGCTTGACGCCGTCGCGCACGCCGTGCTCTTTGACCACGGCGGTGACGGTCAGACTGTCGCCCTTACCGCGCAGGCCGTCGCCGTCGGCCTTGAAAAAGAACGCGCCGGAATTGCCCTTGTAGACCACGACGTTCTGGTCGGCGTCTTCGCAGATGTACAGGTACGACGTGCCGTACGCGCTCTCCAGCGTCACGACGTGCACGATCGTTAGGGTGACAGTCAGCTTGGCACCGACCTCGCCCAAATGCACGCGTTTGGCGTTCAGGGCGGCCTTTTTGTCGGCCCACTCGGCCTTGCGGTCGGCCGCCTGCGCCATGGAGCGGCGCACCGCATCTGTCTGGTTGGGGGTCAGCTTGCCGTAGGTGTCCAGTGCGTAGGCCATTTTGGACAAGAACGTGCCGCCCTCAATCAGGCTGCCTCGGGCGTCGCGTGCCTCGCGTGCCATCAGGAAGTCGAAGATGTCGCCGAAGTCAGGCGTGTTGCGAATGTAGGTGGTGCGTGCGTTGTGCAAGATGTTGCGCTTGACGGCCGCTTCGTATGCGCCGGGGTGCATGATGTGGCCAGCGTCGAGGGATTGCAGATCAGACATTTTTAGCTCCAGTGGGTGATTGACGGTTCGAGTGTAGCACAGTTTCCGGCAACGCTTGCAAATCAGCGCCAAGCCTCCTCGGCGGCCTCGCGGTGCTCCCACGCGAGGTCGTCGTCTTGACCATAGGCCATGTACGCGTCGGAGCCGTAGACCGGGCGGCCTTCGCGCCAAGCGTCGAACCCGACCGGCAGCTTGCCCAGCGCCAGACGGGCGTTCAGGGCCTCGCACAGGGCCTGCGCAACGGGCACGACGTCGCTGGCGTGGCCGGACCCCATGGGAAGCTCCCACGTGTCGCCGTGGTCGTTGGCGGCCACCACGACGGCCCGGGTGCCGTAGGTGTATCCGCGCGGGTTGGACATGTCGGCGTTCTCAGGGTTCTGGCCAATGATGACCTCGTAGGGCATGACGTAGAACTGGGTGACGGCTTGGCGGTTTGCTTGCATTTTGATCTCCAATGAAAAGGGGGTGATGTGGGGGCCAGAAGGGCCCTTGCGGGCCCTTGGCGTCTCAGGCTGGCTGCAGGTCCTTGATGTCGTGGCCGGTGACCAGACGGCCGCACAGCGTGACGTGATTGCGGACCTGCTCGATCGTAGGGCTGTGCAGGTAGCAGACGTCGATCCACTGGCCGCACAGGCGGGTGCCTTCAAACCACGTCAGGTAGACGTCGTGGCCGCGCACGCACACGACCGTGCGCACGGTCGCCTCGGGCGTTTCATTGATCACGACGAGGTCGCAGACGCGCAGGTCCTTGGCTTTGATTTTCTGGGGCTTTTTCATGTCGGTTTCTCCGTTTTCAGGTTAATGGTTTGGCGGGATTCCCACCGCACAGCCCGGCACGCCGGGCTGTACGTTGGGTTATCAGACTTTATAAATTCGATACAACCCAATTAAATCCAGTAAAAATAGAGCGCTCATCTTGGCGCACTGGGTGACCATCAACATAGATTGTCAGAGTGCCTTGGCCGTATAGTTCTCCACGCACATATGCTCGAGCGGCTCGCACTGCTGCTCTTATAGACTTAGCTTTGCGACTGCCATTGAGGTAGCTATTATTGTTTTTTGCGGACCATGTAATCATGTCGTTTCTCCGGTTTCAGGTTAAGGGTTGAGGTGGATTCCCACCGCACAGCCCGGCACGCCGGGCTGTACGTTGGGTCATCCCTTGGGGGCGAACTGCGCTGGTGGGTTCTGGGTGTTCAGGTGGGCTGGGATGTGGAACATGTCGTTTCTCCGATTTCAGGTTTAAGGGTTTAAGGGTTTAGTCAATGTCCGAAGACGGCACGATCTTCTCATGCCGTTGCCGGAAACGTCAACACAATTGTATCTATGCAAAAGCTCATGCTGATAGTCCTGGACTATTGACTCAGGGTGCACCTGTGCGCCCTCCGGCCGCTGAAAAAACGCGCGATTCGGGCCTGCGCACGCGTAGCATGAACCGTGCCAACAGGCCAAAAATGGCCTATGCACCAAAATGGGGAAAACGCTTAAAAGGGCCCATTTCGGGCCTCGTTTCCGGCAACCTAGGGTAGGGGTGCCAAAAAAAGTTGTCGGCCGTTCTAGGGCCCTTCTCGTGCGTTTTAGACATGGTAGGGTTTACCCTGATTTTGTGGATAACTTGGCCTTTTTTGTCCTTTTTTGTGGGGACAACTCTGCGACCAGATGTGGATAACTTTGGTTGTCCACAGTGTGGATAACTCTGTGGATAAGTTATCCACATGTTGTTCAGCAGGTTGTGGATATCTTGCGTTGCCTGCATTTGGTGTGATACATTCGGGCGCATGACAGACCTCGACCCAAATCAGCACACATCCTCACCAGCCGCTACACCTGCGCCCGCTGAGCGCAAAAAGGTGGGCGGTGCACGCGCGAACAGCGGCGGCGCACGCGTCGGCTCTGGCAGGCCGAAGACCACTCCAGTGCAGCAGGTCATGGCCAAAGTCAAGGCCGACATGCTGGAGCGCGCAGTCAAAGAGTGCAAGATCACGCCACTGGAGTACATGCTGCAGGTGCTCAGCGGTGATCACCCTGACGCGCGTGGCCCTGCTGATCGACAGTGGGCCGCGACGGCCGCCGCGCCGTACATGCACGCCAGGCTGTCGCAGGTCAACAGCACCACTGAGGCCAGCGTCAAAGTGAGCGCTGAAGAGGCCGCGGCGGTGACCAAAGACATCGTTGGCACCCTGTTCGGCGCGTGACCATGGCAGCCGTCGCAGAGGCCCCAGCGCTGACCCGCGGCGACGTCGAGGCCAAGCTGTCCACGCTGCCCCTGTACGCCCTCAAGGCCGTGCGCGCACGCACCGATTGGCTGGCAAAGGCCCATGACTACCAAGTGCCTGAGCGCGACGACCTGTGGTCCTCGTGCCACATTTACCTGCTGCTGGCCGGGCGCGGTGCCGGCAAGACGCGTGCAGCGGCCGAGTGGCTGTGGTGGCAGGCGTGGACGCACCCCGGCACGCGCTGGCTGATCAGCGCGCCCACGGCCGCCGACGTGCGCGACGTGGCGTTCTCGGGCGACAGCGGCATCATGACGGTCTGCCCCAAGGAGATCATAAAAAGCTACATGATTACAACGTCCGAAATCGTTTTCATAAATGGCAGTATTATCAAGGGCATACCGGCGTCTGAGCCTGAGCGCTTCAGGGGGCCCCAATTCCACGGAGGCTGGTTAGATGAACTTGCAGCATGGGAAGATTTAGATGAAGCTTGGAACCAAATCCAATTTGGTTTAAGACTTGGTAAGCATCCCCGTTTAATGTGCACCACAACACCTCGACCCAAGCCATTAATTTTTGATTTGGTAGAACGAGATGGCCACGACGTTTGCTATGTAAGCGCAACAACATACGACAACCTAGAAAATTTAGCACCAACTTTTAAGGCGCAAATTTTGCAGTACGAAAATACTGCGCTTGGTGATCAGGAAATTAACGCGGTACTTTTAGATCCCAGCGATCATGGAATCATTAAACGCGACTGGTTTCGCTTATGGTATACGGATCGTGCTTTGCCAAAATTTACTATGGTGATTCAGTCATACGACTGCGCCACCAGCGCAAAAACTCATAACGACAGTACCGCCTGCATTGTTTTGGGGGTATTTAAACCAGAAGATCGGCCCACCAGCGTGATGGTAATTGACGCATGGTCAGAGCGCATGGAATACCCTGACTTGCGCGCCAAGGCAATTGAAGATTACCAAGTGGTCTATGGTGACCCGGATGAATTTGGCCAAGGCAAAAAAACTGATGTGATTTTGATCGAAGACAAGAGTGCCGGAATCCAATTAATCCAAGACATGCAGCGTGCCGGTCTGCCGGTGCGTTCGTACAACCCGGGCAGGGCAGACAAAATTATGCGTGCCAACTTGGTGGCCCCCATCATTGAGCGCGGCTTGCTGTACTTGCCTGAGAGCGACAAGAACCCCGGCACGTTTCGGTCGTGGTTGAAGGACGCCATATCGCAATGGACATCATTCCCTGAAACGCGGCATGACGACTACGTAGATGCCTTGACGCAAGCTTTGCGATACCTCAAAGATGCTGGGATAATTCGCATAGACCCACTCGACACATACGACGAGTACGCGGACGACCATAAGTTCCGCGTCAACCCATACGCCCAATAGGAGCACTGGCATGGCAAGCATAGAAGAGTTGATTAATCAGGCCAAAAATTTTGTTGGTGGTGTCAAGGACCAATACAAGCAAGACGTGGCCACCATGGACCAGCCCCGTGCCGCCACGGATTTACTGAACCGTGGATTGGTTGCCGGTACTGTTGGCGCTCCAGTGGACATGGTCAACACCGTTTTGACTCCGTTTGGTTTGGGCAGTGAGCGACCCATGCTGGGCAGTGAGCACATTGGCGACTTGATGCAGAAATATGGCATGGTGTCCGGTACACGCCGCCCAGTGTTAGAAATGGCTGCCAATGTTGCGCCCATGCTTGTGGACCCTGCTTTGGCTGCTGGAAAAATGGCTGCCCGAGAGCTTGGTCCCATGGCTGCAGGCAAGCTGGAAGACATGATGGCCAAGCAGGGCATGATTTTGCATGCTGCTCCACGTGGAACAAAAGTTGTGAAAGCTGCTGAGGAAGCAGCGCCAGCAACTCCTCCTGTTGAGTTGACGCCCGCGCAACAAGAAGTTTTGAAAAACTGGGGCAGCAAGCATGAGCGTGAAGCCAAGCTGAAGCAACGCGTTGAAGAAGATGAAGCAGAACAATTGGCCAACGAATCTGCCGGTGCCAGCCCGGAAAAAAATGTGCGTGCCAAAGGATCCACTGCGGCCGTTCCTCCCGATTACTGGCGCAAGCTGGCTGAGACTGAAGGAGATGCAAAAGTCTTGGCTGGGGTCCGTGCAGGTAAGCATTTGCGCCCTGACGGCAATGGTGGGTATATCGGGGGGCCAAGGACTGTTACGAGCCCACAGGGTTTGGGCAAGATGCGCAAGGACATTGACACCGATTTTTCTAATTCGGTGGACGCTATTCGCATGGCCGACCCAGAGCGTTTGGGAACATGGTACGACCGCGCCAAGTCTGGAATGGCGCAAAGTACTGAACCGCACCAACTGGACCCGGTGTTGGGGCAGCACGCTGCATACAGCGCAGGCGTGTCTCCAGAAAGCGAGCTTGGCTTTTCTTTGAAACACCACAACTCACGCGCATTGGGCGAGCCGGGCATGGCCTACCGTGGCGCGGTAATGCGCAAGCTGGATGAGGCCGAGGCTGAAGGCAGGCCGATTGAGCTGGCGTTTAAAACCAACAAGTACCGTGACATGAACGATCCACGCATTCCAAATGCTGGTTTGTTTGGCGTCAATGATTTCCGCCGCGCTCAAGGCATGGGTTACACAGATCCTCAGGGGAATCCATGGAAAGCTGGCGTTTCCGATACCATGCACCCCTTTATGGATGCCGAGACTGCATTGCAGGTAGACCGTGCAAACAACCGTGGCATTGGCGGACGCACAGATTGGAACGGAGCCCACATCCAAGAACTGCCATGGGTGTATGGCAAAGGCCAAGACATTCACACTCGCGGTGAGAACAGCCGTTTTGCCGGTGAAGGTGTTGAGGGAATTTCCAAAGCATTGCGTGAAGCCAACAACACGGCACGTGATTACATTTACAAGCATGCCGGGTCGGCAACGCATGAAGCTGTTCCCGGTGTGTCAACTGGCCACGTACCGCATATGCTGGAGGCATCCCCTGAGGAAAAATTGGCATATGGCCAGCAAGGGCGCTGGGACGTTCCATCTGCGTATTCATTGGCAGAGGCCCCATCGGTTGGCGCTGGCCGTCGTGATGCCATCTATTCTGCGCTTGGGCTGCGCCAGATGCCGTCTGAGTTGGGCATTGGTGCATACAAAAATTCTCAAGACGTTATGGAACACAATCCGCTGACGATTGCGCGTCCTTTGCTTGATTTCCCCACTGGCGGAGGGGAAGGAAGGATTGATCCATTGACGCAAAAAGCCATGGAAATATCTGAAAAATTTCGAGCCATCAATGATGCGCAAGAAGCGGGCGCTTTCAATTTACCAAACACCAAAAAAGCAGCGCCGGGGAAAAATGCTTTGGTTTTGGACACTCGTCACCGCAATACCAACAAAACAAATGACCCATCTATGGGTGTTTTGCCAACACAAGATGAGTTGGCCAAATTGATTGACTTAATTGACCGACATGGCTTGAGTAAAAAATTTGGAGTTACTCCAACCTCTCGTGGCATAACAATTTTCCCGTATGATCCTGATGAATCATGGCGTTCTGTGGACAAGTTGCTGAAAAAAGCAGGTCCAGAAATTCAATCCATCTACCCATCTTTTGTTCAGAAGTCCATCAATAGTTCTGGTTACATACCCGGTATTGGCAAGTGGGGCGAGAAAGGAATTGATCCAACAACTCCGTACAGTGGCGAAGCTACGACCAATTTCTTGCAAGCTGCTGCCGAAGCCCCTCAAGAAATTTCTTCTCGCATTGGAGAGTCTGAAAGCGTGCGCAAAGCCATCAAGCAAAAAATTGCACGTGATGCAGCTTTGCCGGGCGCGCGCGGAGACATTCAAGAGACGCGTCGTTTCTTTGCCGAAGCGGACTGGCCAAAGGCCGTCAAGTTGGTGCGCGAAGGAATGACACCTGCTGCCGCATTGGCTGCACTGGGATACTCTGCCAGCTCGATGGCAGGAGAAAAAACTAAATAAGGCGTTACATGGCAACCCAACTTCCACCTTCACAGCAAGATTTCACGGCCGGTCCCGAGGACGAGGACGGCATGATGTTTGACTTGGGTCCAGATGAAATATCTGACGTTGAAGAGCAGTCAGACGGCTCAGCCATTGTCCGCATGGAAGACATTGCTGGACCCATGGAGGAAGAAGACTTCTATGGAAACTTAACTAACCAGATCCGCGATTTTGAGCTGGGCTCGTTGGGAATGCAATATCTTGACTTGATTGACAAGGACAAGCAAGCGCGCGAAGACCGAGACAAGCAATACGAAGAAGGTTTGAAGCGCACCGGACTCGGCCATGATGCACCCGGCGGGGCAATGTTTCAAGGCGCAAGCAAGGTGGTGCACCCCATCATGGCCGAAGCATGCATTGACTTTGAGTCGCGCGCCATCAAAGAATTGTTTCCGCCAGACGGCCCGGTGCGCACCAACGTCAAAGGCGAGGCAGACGAAGAAGCAACGGCACGCGCGGACCGAAAGCGCGACTTTATGAACTGGCAGTTGACGGACCAGATCGTAGAGTTCCGCGACGAAGAAGAACAAATGCTGACGCAGTTGCCCTTGGGCGGCTCGCAGTATTTGAAGCTTTGGTATGACGAACGCAAGAAGCGCCCGTGCGCAGAATTTGTTCCTATTGACAATGTGATCTTGCCGTTTTCTGCTGGGAACTTCTACACCGCTCAGCGTGTCACCGAGGTTCACTACATCACGCAGCAAGAGTTTGAAAGCCGCGTCAAGGCTGGCATGTACCGAGACGTTGACATTGGGTTTGCCAGCATGGAACCGGAAACAACCGGACCCAGCAAAGCCAACGACAAAATTGAAGGCCGCCGGTGGCAGGACAACGAAGACGGCCTGCGCCGCGTGTATCACATCTATGTGGACATGGCCCAAGAGAGCGACAAGTATTCGGGCGGCGAAGTTGCCCCATACATCTTGATGGTGGACGAAAATTCCAGCGAAGTGCTGGGCCTGTACCGCAATTGGGAAGAAGGCGACAAGACAATGACCAAGCTGGACTGGCTGGTCGAGTTCAAGTTCATTCCATGGCGCGGCGCATATGCCATTGGCTTCCCACACCTGATTGGCGGCCTGAGCGCGGCCTTGACGGGCGCGTTGCGCGCCTTGCTGGACACGGCGCATATCAACAACAGCGCCACCATGATTAAGCTCAAAGGAGCCAAGTTCAGTGGCCAGAGCCAGAACATTGAGGTAACTCAGGTCACGGAGGTGGAGGCCGCGCCGGGCGTAGATGACATCCGCAAGGTGGCCATGCCCATGCCGTTCAACCCGCCTAACCCGGTCCTGTTCCAGTTACTTGGCTGGCTGACCGACGCGGCTAAGGGCGTAGTGACCACATCGGAAGAAAAAATTGCCGATGTCAACAGCAATGCCCCTGTGGGCACTACTCAGGCGTTGATTGAGCAAGGTGCTGCTGTGTTCAGCGCCATCCACGCACGCCTGCATGATTCTCAAAAGCGCGTGTTGAAAGTGTTGAGTCGCATCAACCGCTGGTATTTAGATGACATGCACATTCATGATGCAGTGTCCGATCTAGAAATTCACCGGGAAGACTTCACCAAGAATGACGACGTCATTCCTGTTAGCGATCCTCACATTTTCAGTGAGACGCAACGCATGGCCCAGACCCAAGCGGTTATTGCGTTGATGGATAAGTACCCGGACAATTTTGACAAGCGGGCTGTGATTGAGCGCACTTTGCGCCAAATGAAGATTCCAAACTTGAATGAGCTTATGCCCGCGGCAACCGAGCCTCAGGAAATCAATGCCGCGGCTGAAAACGCCGCCATGGCTCTGGGCCGCAATGCATTTGCATATCCTAACCAAAACCATTTGGCGCACATTCAATCGCATTTGGACTTTGCTTTGGATCCCATGCTTGGATCCAATCCCATGATGGCGTCCGATTGCTTGCCCAAAGAGTTGGACCATATCAAGCAACACATTACTTTGTGGTACATCCAGCAAATGGACGGCTATGTCCAACATTCTTTGGGCAAACCAATTGGCCAGTACGCCGACACGCCGTTGACTGGTGAGATTGACAAGCTGTATGCCGTGGCGTCCCAGCACACCAAGCTTGACGTACAACAAGCATTTGCCAAAGTCGGCCCCGCAATTGCGCAGCTACAGCAAATCATGCAACAAAACTCGCCCAAGCCTCCAATGAGCGCGGACGATCAGGTGCTATTACAAACATCTATGGCAGAAACGCAACGCAAAACTGCAAAAGACCAAGCAGATCAACAGTTGGCGCAACAAAAATTGCAAGTTACTTCTACATTGGAAGCGCATAAAATTGACAAAAAACAAGAATTAGAATCAAACCGGTTGCAATCACAGGCTCTTGAAAAGAATCGTGCCCAACAAATTGAAATTGCTTTGAATGCAAATAACAATTTGACTGAAGAACGCATTAAATCTGCGGAACTGACGCATGACGCTGAAGTTTTGCAACATGAGCAGCAAAAAACTGCACTTACCGCGCTGCAAGGCGCTGAACATACTTTAGGAGGCCAACATGGCACAACAGGAACTGGGTCAAATGAGTAACGAAGTGCCTATGCACAAGCGTCTTGCCATGGGTGAGAAGCTTGATGGCACCAACTTGGGAAGCAAGAGCGAAGCCAAATCTGCTATGCCCATGGAAAAACCCAAAAAAGAAGGCGGCTTGGCTGCTTTGCGTAAAAAGTAATGCGATACATCAGCGACTTTATCGGTGCTATTGAAGCTGAGCAAAGAAATATCGCCCAATCGTTGGTCATTGGCAATGCCAAGGACTACGAAACCTACCAGTTTTTGGTAGGACAGCACCAAGGGCTTGTAAAAGCTCTGGATATCTTAAATAGCCTTTTAAAAGAGGATGATGATGAGTGAAATTGAACCGGGAGCTTCGTATGAAGCCGAGTTGCAGGAAGCATTTCCAGCAGTTGATCCGGGTGCGGTAGCGGTTGGCGGTCGAATTCTTGTGCAGTGGAGAGCTGTTAAAGAAAAATACACCGCCAGTGGGATTTACATACCTGAAGAGACCAAAGAAACCGAAAAGTGGAATACCCAAGTGGCAAAAGTCATTTCGATGGGTCCACTTGCTTTCAAAAAGCGCGACAGCTTGGAACCGTGGCCGGAAGGCAATTGGGTTCAGGTTGGTGACTATGTTCGGATGCCTAAATGGGGCGGAGATCGTTGGGAAGTTCCTTTTGAAACCGAAACATCCAAGGGCCAAGCATTGTTCAGCATTTTTAACGACCACGAAGTGATTGCAAAAGTCACTGGTGACCCATTGAAAGTAAAGGCATTCCTATGAACTCAACAGAAAAACTTGAAATGCAAGTGGATGAAGAAAGTGACGGCTCTGCAACTGTATCGTTGCCGGACCACATGGAGTCCCCGGATGACATGGAAACCTCTTCCGAAAGAAACGATGTAGATCCAGACCGTGAAGCGATCCGCGAGGCCCGTCGCGAAGAGCGTACGCTCAAAAAACGTCTGCACAAGGCCAAGGCCACCGAGTCCAATCATCTCATCACCTCATTGCGTCGCCAAAATGATCAGTTGGCTGAGCGTTTGGCCGCTTTGGAGAAGCGATCCGCAGGCGCGGACGTTGCCCGAGTGGACAAGGCCATTGAAGAAGCAGAGTACAAGCTGCAATATGCCAAAAATCAAATTAAGCAGGCCACCGAGCTTGCTGACGGTAATGCTTTGGCCAATGCGCAAGAAATCTGGTATGAAACCCGCAACCAGATTGAAAATTTGCACAATCTGAAAAAGAAGGTGGCGTCTGAAGCTGCGCCTGTAAATACACAGCGCGCTCCAGATCCCCGGCTCAAGAAAAACGCTGAAGAGTGGATTTCTCGCAATAACTGGTACGACCCCAACGGCAACGACACCGACTCTCAAATTGCCATTAAGGTCGATGAATCCATGCTTAAAGACGGTTGGGACCCCACCGACCCTGATTATTGGGATGAACTTGATAATCGTTTGCAAAAATATCTTCCGCACCACTATAATGGTGGTGAGAGATCATCTAGTCGGAGGCCCCGTTCAGTGGTTACAAGTTCTGGTCGTGAATCGTCAAGAAGCGCAGGAGGCAACGAGTTTCGTTTGTCCCCAGAACGAGTCCGTGCGATCAAAGAAGCAGGACGTTGGGAAAACCCAACTGAGCGCGAAAAAATGATTCGCAAGTACGCTGAATATGACCGCATGAACAGGAGCTAATATGCAACAAGATGATCGATTGAAAAAAGACCTCTCATTGGGTGGCCGCGAGTCTCGCGCAAAGCAAGACAGTGAACGTGGACCAGCTTCAGATGAGTTGGCAAGTCAACAGGAACGTCGCAGAATGTTCCGCAACGAGTGGGTTCAAGAATCCCTACCGACACCCCCACCTATACCGGGGTTTCATGTCATTTGGCTTTCTTCCACAAACGGGTATGACCCTATCCATAAGCGTCAGCGGATGGGATACACACCAGTTACCCTTGATGAGGTTCCGGGCTTTGAAAACTTTAAAGTTAAAGCAGGTGAGCACTCTGGTTTGGTCGCATGCAATGAAATGATTTTGCACAAGATTCCTCAGGACATCTATCAGCAAATCATGGAAGAGCTTCACCACTATGCACCTCAGGATGAAGCGGACAAGATCCGCATTCAAGCTGAGCAGCAAGTGGGGCGCGACAGTAGCGGTAAGCGTTTGGGTCGGTTGGAAGGCGAAGGCATTGCTGAACTTGATAAACCTATGCCCGTTCCGGTATTTTCCTAACGGACTTGTTAACCAATTTGGAGTAAAAATATGTCAGCTACCTCTGCTCCGTTTGGCTTGCGCCCTGCGTTCCACCCTTCCGGGCTGGATCGCGCACAGGCGCTGGCTGGCGGAATTACCTCGGCTTACGCCACACAAATCCTCAAGGGCCAGCCTGTCGCTTATAGCGCAGGCGCTGGTGTCATCATTCCTCTGACTACTGCTCCCGCCGCTGGTTCGGCTGTAGCTTGGTCTGGCGCTTTTGTTGGCGTCGAGTGGACTGATACCACCGGTCGTCGTCGCGTTTCGAACTATTGGCCTGCAAATACCGCATATCAAACTGGTTCCTGCGTGGCTTATTTCTACAACGACCCCAACATCGTGTACGAAATCCAAGCAGACGGCTCTATGGCTCAGACCACCATCGGCTATGAGTACAACTTCACCAATACCACTTCTGGATCTTCCACCACTGGTTTGTCGCAATGTACTCTTGGCTCTGGAACCGTAGCAACCGCAGGATCTGGTCAAGGCCAAATGCGCGTTGTAAATTTGGGTCAATCGGTGGACAACGCATGGGGTGATTCCTATACGATTGTTCAAGTTGTGAACGCGCAGTCGCAATTCTTCGGTAGCGTTGTTTCTATCTAATAAAGGAGAATAAATAATGGCTGCACCAATGAGAAGTACGGACTTTCGTTCAATCGTCGAACCGATTTTGAACGAATGCTTCGACGGCGTTTACGATCAACGCAAAGACGAGTGGTCTCGTGTTTTCCGCGAGGAAAATGGTATTCCACGTAACTACCACGAAGAGCCCGTCCTGTACGGTTTCGGCGCGGCACCTCAGTTGCCTGACGGCACTCCGGTCTCGTACCAACAAGGTGGTGTACTGTTCCTCCAACGCTATGTCTACCAAGTCTTTGGTTTGGCATTTGCTCTGACCAAAGTTTTGGTTGAGGACGGTGACCACATCCGTATCGGTCAGGTCTACGCAAAGCACTTGGCTCAGTCGCTGATTGAGACCAAAGAAACTCTGGCTGCGAACGTGATGAACCGTGCGTTCAACTCGTCCTATGTCGGCGGCGATGGCGTGTCTCTGATCAGCACCGCTCACCCCATCGTGAACGGTACTTTCAGCAACCAACTGTCCACCTCGGCCAACCTGTCCCAGACATCTCTTGAGCAGATGTTGATCCAGATTCGACAAGCTGTGGATAACAACGGCAAGAAGATCCGTCTGGTGCCCCGCCAACTGGTGGTTGCCCCCGGCAATATTTTCCAAGCTGAAGTGCTGTTGAAGTCGGTCCTGCGCACCGGCACTGCAAACAACGACATCAACCCGGTAAAATCCATCGGTTTGCTGGACGAAGGTGCAGTGGTGTTGAGCCGCTTGACCAGCGCCAATGCATGGTGGGTCCAGACTGATGCTCCCGAGGGCATGAAGCTCTTGATGCGTCGCGAGTTGGAGAAAACCATGGAAGGCGACTTTGAAACTGACTCGATGCGCTATAAGGCCACCGAGCGTTACCAAGTTGGCTTCACTGATCCCCGTGCAATGTACGGTACTGCTGGCGTTTAATCGCTGACGGCTTTGGCAGGGGAGCCGCAATCCCCTGCTATCATTATTCACATCGGTCAAACTTTTCAAGGAGCAGACCATGCCTCAATTCGCAGATGACATTTTTCTGGGCGGTAATAACGGCCAGACTTACATGGGTACCGGCAACGCGCCCACCGTATCCGTATTCACTGGCACCATTGCCACCACCACACTGACCGTAGTGTCTACCCAGACGGGTGATCCTTTGGTTGTTGGTCAGTACATTACTGGCTCAAGCGTTACCGCAAATAGCTACATTACTGCTGCAACAGGTCAAAACTCTAGCGGTCAAAACACCTACACCTTGTCCCAGTCGTCCACCGTGTCTTCCAACACGACCATGACGGCTTCTGGCAATGCATTGTTGGGTGATCCTTCTCCAATGTCTTTGGGTGTTGGCCCATTGGGTCGCATCTATGTGTTTGACACTGTGCCTCAGACTCTGCAAACAGCCAACATTGCTGCTTCTCAAACTGCATCTGCTGCTGGTGCATTGACATTGACTGCTGGTACTTCTGCTAAATCGGTAACTCGCACTGACGGTACTACAGTGATTCAGTTGGATGTACCTCGTGCAGTGCAGGTCAATTGCTCCACCACCGCTCGCGCTTTCACTGTTTCTGGCTATGACTACTACGGTCAATCCATGTCTGAATTGATTACCGTGGCAACCGCAGGTACTGCTGTTAGCGGTAAAAAAGCGTTCTATCAAATTTCAAGCGCGACTATTGCGGGATCTGCAACTGCTGCTGTTGTTGGAACGACCGACGTGATTGGTTTGCCTATTCGCGTGACTGATGCAGGCTATGTGATCAAAGTGGGCTGGAACAATACCTTGTTGCAAAACGCAGGTACTTTTGTTGCTGCCGATATGACTGCAACCGCTACCACCAGCACTGGTGACGTGCGCGGTACATTCACTCCAACATCTGCTTCTGACGGAACCAAACGCTTGGTTATGTCTATTGCAGTGCCCGGTATCGCAGTCGGCCCCAATGCAACCCGCACTGGTGCTCTTGGCGTAACTCAAGCCTAATAGGAGGGCATCATGGCTGAATTTAAACCAATGATCAAGATGGAAACCGACGAGCCTTCAGTTATTCTGAAGCTCAAAAAAGGTGGCCACGTTAGTTCTAAAGGGCATAAAGAAGAGCATGGCCATCGTTCCATGACTCACATGGCCATGGGCGGACCTATGCCTCCCATGCCGCCTCAAATGGGTGGAAACGCTATGGCGCGCGTCATGGGCGCACGTCGTCCTATGGTTGGCGCAGGAATGGCTCCTCGCAAGCCTATGATTCCCCCTCCTCCTGCACCTCAAATGGGTGGAGCTATGCCTGCCCCTCAAATGAATGCTCCTGCCATGCGTAAGGGCGGAAAAGTGCATCACAAGGCCAAGGGTGGCCATATGGAGTCTGCAAGCGAAGAGCGTTCAGAAAAACGTGAATTGAACTCACTTAAACGCGAATTAAAGCACCATGAGCATGAAAAGGCCAGCAAGGCCCATCATGGTCTAAAGCATGGCGGCAAAGTGCACCACAAGGCCAAGGGCGGATCTATGGACTTGGGTGGAGAAGAAGATCGTTACGAATCTCGTGATGCTATTAAGGGCAACGAGGGCAAGTTCTTGCAAACCAAGATGGTAGGAGCTTCTGCGGACCGTGCCAGCGGCACCAAAGGCATTAAAGAAGCCAATGCGGGAGGTTACAAGCATGGCGGAAAGGTGCACCGAGTCAGTGGTCATCCTGAAGGCAGTGCAGAGCATCATAAGCACATGGCTAAACATCACATGTCCATGCACAAAGAAGGTGGCTCTGCTCATCATCGCAAGATGCACGAGCATCACAAAGAGATGGCCAAGCTTTGCGGCGGCGGATCCATGAAGAAGTATGCTGTCGGCGGCACCGTTTCCGACAGCGTTGCTAAGAAGTTTGAAAACACCATGGTGATGAGTGCAGACCGTCGTGATACTGCAAGCGGCACCAAGGGCATAAAAGAAAGCAATGCTGGCGGTTACAAGCATGGTGGCAAAGTACATCACAAGTATGCTAAAGGTGGCGCTGTTGAAAATTCCCCCAGCATGCACAGCGAGTGGGAAAATCGACCAGCAAGCGGAACTCCCGCAGGGAAAACCAATGGCACTACTGGCTCTGTAAAAGAAGCCAATGCTGGAGGTTATAAACATGGTGGGAAAGTTCACAAATATGCCAAGGGTGGCATGGTTGATTCCGGCCGGGCAGAAAAGATGCCACGCAAGGCACCCTCTGAGCCGGTTAGCATTACCAAGCTTTCTGGTACGTTTAAAAAAGGTGGACACGTCCGCTTCTAAAATAGTGTGGGGGCTTATGCCCCCACTCTTCAATCATAGGTGCCAACATGTCCCAAATTTCCGTTTATACCGGCCCAACATCGCAGACTGATAACCAGTTGCGCATCCAGCAAGCACAACGCTCTGCTGCTTATGATCCAGTAGACAAGCTGCGTGTTTCTACACCTCAGTCGCTAATTGATACCGACTTTGAGTACGGTCAACAACCCACCAAGTGGGAACAAGTTTCCCTGCAAAACAATCGTCCTTCGTTGTATTACATTGGATCTGCTGCCCTGCCGGTGTCGGCAATTGCAGGAAACCAATCCAATGCTTATCAGTTGGTGATCACGTTCAGTTCCAATGTGACAATTGCAACTGGAACCCCATTTTTTATTGAAGACACGCTTGATCCCAATGCCAATGGTTGGGGTTATGTTTACGCTGGCGTCAGTGCAGGCACCAGCATCACGGTGCAGATGGCTCAATCCATCACCACCGCCACTTGCTATTCCGCTGCCACCACCTACTGCTATGTGGGCTACACCTACTCTGGCGCTGGCATCAAATTGCCAAGCACCAGCGCGTTTACTTTTAGTGGATCAACCATCTCAGTAACCACGTCGTTCCCACACGGCCTGTCTGCTGGCTCGTACATTTACATTACTGGCACCACTGGCCCAACGACCGCAACATCGATCAACGGCCCTCAAATTGTTGCCACCACACCCACGGCGACCACCTTTACCTTTACGGCAGTTGCAGGAACACCATCCACCACAATTGTGAACACGGCTGATCAGGCAAACCTATTTGCGCGTCCTGCTGGTTCGGTTGATACCCATGCCTATGATGGCTCTGTCAACTTCTCTGCTGGCGCTTCTGTGCCCAATCAGGTGCTGTTCCGCCAGACCCGTCGTTACTTCCGTTACCAATCAGGCAAGGGCATTCAGTTCTCTACTGGAACTATTCTGAAGCCACAGCTTTTGTTCACCACTTTGACCTCATCGGGAACAACGGTGACGGTAACTTGCAAGCAACCACACAACCTTACCAAAAACACTTATGTGTTGGTGTCTGGCTTTGATCAGTCTGCTTACAACGGAACTTTTAAGATCCAGACGGTTCCATCGGCATTGACATTTACTTACACTGCGTTGACCACGCCATCGGCAACTACTGCAACGTCTACGGTGCCTTTGATTCCTCACGTCAGCCCATCTTCTTGGTATGGCGGAGGCAACAAAATTGGTTTCTGCGACTCGCAAAATGGCATCTTTTTCTATTTTGATGGCCAAACCATCTATGCTTGCCTGCGTACCAGTGTGAACCAAATTACGGGTACGGTGACAGCCACCAATGGAAGCTGTTTGGTGACTGGAAGTGGCACACAGTTTAGTACGCAATTGGTTGTGGGTGACTTTGTGGTTATTCGCGGTCAGTCGTATCGTGTGTTGTCCATCACCAGCGATACTCAGTTGTATATCAGCAATGAGTACCGTGGTACAACCATCGCCAATGCGCTTCTGTCGCGCACCATTGATACCTTGATTCCTCAGTCTCAGTGGTGGGATCCATGCGATGGCACTGGCCCATCTGGGTACAACTTGGACTTGACCAAAATCCAAATGTTCTATTTGGATTACTCATGGTATGGAGCTGGTGTGGCTCGTTTGGGCTTCCGCGCCACGGGTGGTGCAATCATCTACATCTATGGCTTCCAGAACAACAATGTCCAGTACCAAGCCTATATGCGTTCGGGCAACTTGCCTTCGCACTATGAGCAAAACAACATCACGCCGATCACCACGATCACGTCGAGCGTTGGGGTTAGTGATACCACCATCAATGTGTTAAGCACCAACCAATTCAACCCTGCTGGCGGAACTGCACGCTTGATTGGTAGCGGCACCTCTGGCGTGATTGAGTATTTCACCTATACTGGTTTGACCTCAACTTCCTTGACTGGAGTGACACGGGGCGCAACTGGTGGTTCTGCTGCCACGGCGTTTACCTATTCCGCCACAGCACCTGTGGCGGTTGAGTATGCATCGCCCGACTCTGCTGCTCAGTTGTCTCACTGGGGTTCTTCTGTGATCATGGACGGCGGTTTTACCAACGACGTTTCCTTGATTTACAACTACGGTATGACCTCTTCGGTATCCACTAGCAGTTCTACCGCGGTGCCAATCATGGCTATCCGTGTGGCACCATCGTCTGACAATGGAACCGTTGGTACTTTGGGCGTAAAAGAAGTTATCAACCGTCTGCAATTGCAGATGCGCGAGATTGCCATGTTGACCACCACCAGCTACTTGGTGCAATTCATTTTGAATGGTGTCATTGGTGGTACTAGTGGTTTTACTGCGTTTGCCTCCCCTACGCAAAACAACACCAATACCACGTCGATTGTGCAGGTGGCTACCAACACCAACACGGCGACCACCATTACTGGTGGCGAGTCGATTGCAGCCTTCTTTACCAATACCGCTGGTCAAACCACTTTGGATTTAACTGCGGTTGCACCATTTGGTAATGCAGCTTTGGGCGGTGGAACATCTAATACAGTTCCAACATCTCAGGCAAACTTTTACCCTGATGGCCCTGATATTTTGTATGTTACGGTCAGCCAGATTGGTAGCAACGGCACGGCGTTTGCGCGTCTGTCTTGGCAAGAATCGCAGGCTTAATATGCCCAGCAAGTCCCCTGCCCAGCACCGTCTTATGGAAGCCGCTGCCCACACCAAGGGTGGGTATGGCGGCGTTCCCCAAAAAGTAGGCAAAGAGTTTGTCAAGGCCGACAATATGAAAGAAGGTGGTCTCTATGCCAACATCCACGCAAAACAAGAGCGCATCGCTCATGGCTCTGGTGAAAAGATGCGTAAGGTTGGTAGCAAAGGTGCGCCGACGGCTCAGGCCTTCAAAGAGTCTGCAAAAACGGCCAAAATGAAAGATGGCGGTCCAAGCCTTGCCGTTGGCCGGGGAGAAAAATTGTCGGTGGAAAAAGGTGCTGGTTTAACCGCCAAAGGGCGTGCGAAATACAATCGAGAGACTGGATCTCATTTGAAGGCACCACAGCCTCAAGGAGGGTCTCGGAAAAACAGTTTTTGCGCGAGAATGTCGGGCGTTGTGAAGCATTCCAAAGGTGATGCTCCGCGCGCCAAAGCTTCATTAAAACGCTGGGACTGCCCCGGCTGGTAAAGGAAAAATCATGGCCATCAATCGCATTATCAGCAAGAAAGAATTGGAAGATTCCGGTCTCAGCCTGCGCGACTATATGAACAAGTTACAAGGTTTGACTCGCAAACCTGATGCCGACGTTCAATTTAGCCAAACTTCCGACAAGCCGCGCATGCCAACGACTGGTGCCCCACGGTATTCCACAGATTACACCGGACCACGTGACAAGTTTGGCATTCCGGGTGCTACAGGAAGCCCTAGCGCCCCCGGGAAAGATACCATTGACAGCAGCGAACTGGGCCGCAACTTGTCCAACGCTGCAAATGCGCTTGCTGGACCGATTGCAAGCCTTGGTAGGATTGGCAAGGTTGGTAAAGCAATAGGTAATGCTGTAGAGGCAGCAGAAGCGGCTCCAGAAGCCGCTGCTGCCGCTGAAAAAGCCGAACCGGTGGTTAAGGTGGCACGCGTGCGTATTACTAAGCCTGCTGCCGATTCTGACGTAATGGATGAGATCAATGCTGGTTTGAAAGCCGCACAGAAAAAATTAGGACCCGGCGGCGCGCCACGCCCGGTCAACAACCCAACCAAATCTCAATCCGATTGGGCTGCTGGACCTCAAGGACCTTTGGGCAAAGCTGGACGTGAAATGCGCTCTAAAGCTGACACATTGGACGAGAATGGTTTGGCCATGAAACGCGGTGGAGGTGTGAAGAAGTATGCCAAGGGAGGCCATGTAAAGGCCGTTAAGTCTCATGCTACAGGTGGTGCAATCAACCTCTCCAACTGTAAAATTACGACTCACATTCCGAGCAAAAAACAACCCAAATGGTAAGGGGAATGCATGGCTTACTCTGGCACCGTCGGTCAGACCGTTATTACGGTCCAGCAACTCATTGATCACGGCGCACGCCGTGCTGGGAAGCTGGCCGAGGAGTTGACATCTGAGCAAATTCTTTCAGCCAAAGAGTCCCTGTACTTTTTCTTGTCCAACCTTGCCAACCTTGGCATCAACTACTGGGCAATCAACAAGACCGTCATCGGTCTGAACCCCAACCAAGCAATTTACAGCTTACCGGTGGGGTCTATTGACGCCCTAAACGTGCTGTACCGCACCATGGCTCAGCCAATTGGAAGCTACAGTTCGTCTGCAGGAGGAACTGCCGCATATGTTGCAGACGACAACATCACCACCTATTGCCAACAAACATCGGCCAACGGCAGCATTACAGTTAATTACGGCACCAACAATCCCCAATACATTGGCTCTATTGGCTTGATGCCATATGTGTCTGGCGGAGGTTCTGCCACTTGGAGTTATTCATACCAAGCATCCTCTGACGGAACCAACTGGACTACTTTGTACACGGCAACTAGCGTGACGGTGACAGATGGCCAGTGGATCTGGCAAGACATTGATCCCGGCGCAAACGTCATTTACTACCGTATTTTGGCATCAGGCAATACCACGCTGGCCATTCGCGAATGGTACTTGGGAAACAACAGCCGAGAGATTGAAATGTCACGCTTAAACCGTGACGACTACACCAATCTGCCAAACAAGAACTTTACGGCCAACCAGCCCTTCCAGTACTGGTTTGACCGCACGATCCCGCAGCCCACTATGTACTTATGGCCAGTGCCATCGACCAGCTATGTGCAGATGACTGTTTGGTATTCACGCCAAGTACAAGACGTTGGATCCCTGTCTGGTCAGCTTGAAATTCCTCAGCGGTGGTATGAAGCGGTTTTAATGAACTTGGCGCACAGGATGGCAATGGAGTTGCCGGGTATCAGTCTAGACCGAATTTTGCTGCTAGAAAAAATGTCTATGCAGTACTTGAACGACGCTCAGCAAGAAGAGCGAGACAAGTCACCAATTTATCTCGCTCCAAACATATCAGTTTATACGAGGTAATTCATGCCACGTTTTCTGAACACTGAAGGCATGGCATCGTTGGCAATCGCAATTTGCGATCGTTGCAAGATGAAGCGTGCCATTTCGGTTATGAGTCCGGACCCAAACTTTCCGGGGTTGCGTGTTTGCAATCAAGGATGCAAAGATCAATTTGACCCATACCGTCTTCCAGCACGGCAGACTGAGCGCATCAATTTGCGCTTTCCTCGTCCTGACGAAAGTATTGCGGTAAATCCAAATGGAATTTCCATTGGTGGATCTGAACCATTTCTTATTTCTCCTGAACAAAATACCCAGACACCTGAAAATAACGGGAACCTTGATACTCTTAGTCCATCACCGGGGCAATAATGGCAAACGTAACGATCACCCAACTTCCAAATGCCACCACTCTGGCTGGTACAGAGTCCGTACCCGTTGTTCAAAATGGGGTTACGGTTCAGACCACGGTAGGCGCAATTGCTAATGCGTATTCGCAGACGCAAACCTATGTAACCGTCAATCAAGAATCAAGCCTTGCCAATAGCCAAGTGCTGACAGCAGGCACTGGTATCAATGTTACAAGCAGCGCCCCCCAAGGAAACATAACGGTAGCGCTTAAAACCTCTGGCGTGACGGCTGGCAGCTACACAGTGGCTAACATCACAGTGGACAGTTATGGTCGAGTCACTGCGGCATCAAGTGGCAGCAGTAGTGGGACAGGGACTGTCACGTCTGTTGCTGCAACAGTCCCATCATTTTTGTCTGTATCTGGAAGCCCAATTACCACCAGCGGCACATTGGCAATTAGCTACTCTGGGACTGCCCTTCCAGTAGTTAATGGGGGTACAGGCGTTACCACAAGCGTTGGATCTGGAAGCAATGTGCTGTCAATCTCGCCTACGCTTGTTACTCCTGTTCTTGGTACTCCTACGTCTGTAACTTTGACAAATGCCAATGGCTTGCCCTTGACAACTGGCGTGACGGGAATTCTTCCTGTTGCCAATGGTGGAACAGGAACATCAACTCCTTCATTGGTGCAGGGTACAAACGTCACCATCACAGGAACTTGGCCTAACCAAACAATCAGCGCAAGTGGTAGTGGTGGGGGTGGTGTTACAAGCGTATCTGGAACAACTGGAAGAATCACTTCTACCGGCGGAACAACTCCAGTAATTGATTTGGCAACTACTGCCGTTACAGCAGGGACGTATACCGCAGCCAACATTACCGTTGATGCTTATGGACGTTTAACAGCTGCTGCAAATGGAACTGGCGGGGGTGGTGGAACAGTAACTTCTGTTGCTGCAACAGTCCCATCATTTTTGTCTGTATCTGGAAGCCCGATTACGACCAGCGGCACGTTGGCAATCACTTATTCCGGCACTGCATTACCTGTTGCTAATGGTGGAACTGGTGTTACTGCTTCTAGCGGTGCAAACTCTGTTGTTTTGCGTGATGCAAATCAAAATATTTCTGTAAATTCAATTTCTGAAAGTTATTCCAATGTTGCTGCCGCTGGAACAACAACAGTTTTAACAGTTTCATCTTCTCCAAATTATGTTGTTACAGGATCTGGAGGGCAAACGTATCAACTTCCAGATGCAACTACCCTGCCAAATGGCATGGATTTTACTTTTAATAATAATCAATCCAGCGGAACAATTATTGTTAAAAATAATTCTGGAACCACATTAACTACTATCCAATCAGGTGGTTTTGTTGATGTAATTCTGTTATCAAATTCTACCGCCGCTGGTTCATGGGATACGCATTCTTATGCGCCATCAAATGTATCTTGGTCAACAAATACACTCAATTACGTTGGCTCAATTACTGGCGCAACTTGGAATGGTTCTGCTATTTCAGTATCATACGGTGGTACTGGAGCCACCACGCTAACAGGTCTTGTAGTTGGCAATGGCACAAGCGCCATGACCACGGTGACTGCACCAAGCGGTACTGTAGTAGGAACAAGCGATACCCAGACGCTGACCAATAAGTGGATCCAGCCTCGTGTCAATGCCACAACCGCAAACACCGCAACGTATTCTGTCAGTACTGACAGTTACGATATGCTCATCATTACTGGTCAGTCTGTTGCAATTACTTCTATTGCCACGACAGGAACACCAGTAAATGGTCAAAAATTTATTGTGTCTATCACTAGCACCAACACATCAATTACATTCTCAGCAACAAACTTTGAATCATCTGGTACTGTTACTTTGCCTACAACAGTGACATCAGGCGTGCGTCTTGACGTTGGTTTTATTTGGAACGTAGCCACAAGCAAATGGCGTTGCGTAGCATCGGCTTAATATGACCCAAGTTGTAATAGCATTAACCGCAACCGCCAATGGCGTTTCTGGAAAATGGCGCGTCCCTGCGGATTGCACCTCAATACAAATTGAAGCCCTTGGCGCAGGAGCTACAAATGACGGCTCTGGAAATGGCGGCGGTGGCGGTGCATATTCCAAAACAAATACGTTAACCGTTACTCCTTTAACGTATCTTTATTTTAATTTTGCAGGAAATTACACCGGAAGCGGTGCAGATACTTATCTCTCTACTGTAAATAATTATCCATCAGGCACAAGTCAGGGTTGTCTTGCTGCCGGAGCAATTGGAATAACAGGCGGTCAATCTACATCTTCTATTGGTAACACTAAATTTAGTGGCGGTTCTGGTGGAGCTACTTTTAATGGCACAGGTCAACCTAATGGCGGGTATGGTGGTTCTGCGGGGCCGGGTGGAAATGGTGGTAATGGTGGTGCAGCATCTAGCAGTTCGGGTGGCGGCGGCGGTGGCGCTGGCGCAACTGGCAATGGGACTGCCGGAGGCGCAGGAGGAGTTAATGTAGGTGGAACCGCTGGAAGTCCCGGAGGCGGCATAGGGGGTACGCCTAGTGCAAATGCTGGCAATGGTACTCAAGTAAATATTGCAGCTTGGACGGATTGGCTTGGAAATAATTATGGCCCAAGCGGTGGTGCTGGTGGTGCAGGAACTGTTACCAATGATGGAACAAACGGTTATGGTGCTGGAGGTACTAATTATGGAACCAATGGTCTAATTATCATTACCTATACCCCAGTAACTACTGCTGGAACGTATACCGAAGTAATTAGCGCAACCGGCCTGACAACATGGCGTACAC